AAATAAAGCAGCAGAACTGTATACGGGTGTTAGCCCCATACAGGACAACCCCACAAGGTTGAAGGTAGGGACACCGACTAATCATCATCCCTACCGTAGCCCTTGTATTGTCTAAAGGAAACACACACATGAACAGACAAGAAGCAAATCAACTCTTAAACCAAGTGAAGGGTGGCATATTGCACCCCCCCTCTGCCATCATTAAAGCCCTCACCATCACTGGAGATATACATGACAAATGTTCTAGCCCTTATAACTCTACTGACAGTAGGGGGACTGATAGTCATAGCCCCTCTGTATCTGATTTTGTTTTACAAATGTTGGAAGGAGAACAAGGATGAACATGACTGAACTGACGTTTAAAGAATTCGATGAACTTCTATACCGATACACATTAGGAATAACTTTTGACCATGGGGCGCAACGTATGTACCGCAATGAAAAGCATGGTCTTCAGCATGAAGTACACACTAAGCGAAACAAGCGTAGTGGGAAATGGCATAGCGAGAAAAGATGCTGGTTTCTTGATGGCGACAGCAGAGAGTTTCAAACTGTTGACCAGCTTTATTTGGCTTACATGGAAAAAGTTTGCGGGGTGAAAGCAAAATGAAAGAACTCAACACATGACTATCCGACAACTCAGACGTAGACACAACCTGTTGTTTTTACACAGAGAAAGGAGATAAAAATATTTGTTGACATCAACTAATCTTCTGTGCTTATAATCTAATCCCAATCAACATTACCTGAAAGGTTCGTGACCATGAAACTGTGTATCAACTGTAAACACGCTATCTTCCCGACAGACCACAACAACAGGGAAGTCTCCAAATGCGGTGCAAACCGCCCTACAAGCCTTGTAACAGGGCTTCTAGCACCCGTAGACAACCTGCCCTGGTGCAACATAAACAGACTCCCTAATCAGCCTTGCAAGCCCTCTGCTGAACTCTGGGAAGCTGCACCTCACGTGATGACTCCAGAAGAGGAAGAGCAGATGCTGAAGGAGGCTAACTATGTCTGACTTCTCACCCGAAACCCGCAACTCCGCAATCTGGTCTGGTGACTCTCGCAAGGTAGCCAACGGCAGAGCAAACGAAGTTATCCTGACAAAGCAAGGAATCATAGAGATAGAAGACTTGTCAGAGATAGAAGCTGTACAGATGGGTCATGTACTTGAACCTGTTATCGGCAGACTTGCACAGGCCAAGCTAGGTGTAGAGTTAATAAAGATAGAGGACAGTCTCACACATGCCAAACACCCTTGGTTTAAGTCTCACTTTGACTTTGCTGGCAAACAGAATGGCAAAACTATTCTGGTTGAAGCTAAGAACTACAACGCTGCAACTCGTTCTAAGTTTGACGTTAGCGGCATCTGTCCTCCAGCAGACATGGCTCAACTTGTTCACGAAGCTGCTGTATTCGGTGTCGATATGGTTTATCTCGCCGTACTATTCGGAGGTCAAGAATTCGTCCTCATTCCCTTCAACATCACAGAAGAACAGAAAGAAGACCTCATCAAGCAGATGGCAGTTGTCTGGGGACACGTACAAGCAGGGACTACTCTGCCGCCAGAGACTGTGGAGCAAGTCAAACTTCTCTATCCTGTCAGCACTGAAGAGGTCAAAACAGCCTCCGCAAGTGTTGAACAAGCCTGTCTAGCACTTGCTCAAATCAAAGAAACTATCAAGCAATGGGAGGCACAGGAAGAGCAGTACGACACCCTTGTGCGGGGTTACATGCAAGACAAGTCAACCCTTGCCACCATAGAGGGCAAAGTCCTAGCGACTTGGAAGTCAGCCAAGCCTAGCGTCAAGTTTGATGCAAAGCTGTTTCAAGAAGCCATGCCAGACATCTACAAGCAGTTCATGCGTGAGATGCCTGGTTCTCGTAGATTCCTTTTAAAGTGAGGTTCACCATGTTTTTTACAGACAAAAAGTTAGAGAGACGAGTTGCTGATTTAGAAGCAAATCTTTTCCAAATGAAGATGGATTTAGATGTTACCGAAATTCGTTTGAGTGGGCTTATGAAAGCCTTCCCGCATGGCACTACCCGCACAGGTGAGCCACGTAAGAAGCCTGGTAGAAAGCCAAAGGTGCAAGCATGAAAGCCTATCCCTTTATTCACAAAGACCCTACCTCTGGCCTAACACGCATGGAAGAAGGAATGGATTTGCGGGACTATTTCGCAGGTTTGGCAATGCAAGGTATGTTTCATCAAGGCAGCAACGTACCTGAATTGATGGCAAAGAATGCCTACAAAATGGCAGATTGGATGATGGCAGAACGAACAAAAAAGGATGTTCCAAATGAGTAATATCGTAGCGTTTAATGACATGCAGCAGATGGCAGAGGTTGCCGCTGGTAGCAAGATGTTCGGGTTCAAGAACACGCAGGAAGCAATGGCAATCATGCTGTTGTGTCAAGCAGAGAACCTACACCCCGCAGTGGCTATGCGTGACTTTCATGTCATCCAAGGCCGTCCTGCTCTCAAAGCAGATGCAATGCTTGCCAGATTTCAACAGGCAGGTGGAACAGTTAACTGGAAGGAATATACAGATGAGAAAGTCACAGGCTTGTTTAGCCATCCAGCGGGCGGCACACTTGAACTTAGCTGGACACTTGCTCAGGCTAAAGCCATTGGCATCGCCAGTAAGGATAACTGGAAGAACTATCCAAGAGCGATGCTACGTGCGAGAGTTATCTCTGAAGGCATTCGTTCCGTCTTCCCAGGGTGCGTTGTCGGGGTTTACACGCCTGAAGAGGTACAAGATTTTGAACCACCCAAGGAGAAATTCATGGGGAGTGTGGAGCGGGTGGAGGACGTATATACGTTTGAACCTCCTGAACGTGTTGAGGACGGCGCATTCCCGCTACAAGTACCAGGCACTGACCAGCCGTATTCGAGGTTCTCTTCAACCGAGGATTGGATAAGCGGCTATGCAGAAATGGTTTCACGCATTGCAAACAGTAAAAAGCTCACTCTGGAGGAAAAGGCAGACAAGCTCTCCTCACTTGCCGAGTGCAACAAGCCTGTTACAGAAAACTTCAACACTCTGGACAAAGTCAAACTCAAAGGAGCAATCGTCCAAGCTGGAGGAACAGTCTCCCCAAAGCCCGACAAGTCCCAACCACTTCCCGATTCGGGACTCAGCGAGCCAATATTTTGACCCGCCTACAAGAAGGGAAAAGTCTGACACCACTGGAGGCATTAAATGACTTCAACTGTTTCAGGCTTGCAGCACATATCGAAAGTTTGCGGAAAGACGGACACAGAATCTTTACGCACATGGTTAATGAAAACGGCAAGAAGTACGCCAAGTACACACTCAACTGAAAGGATTTATATGGCGACAAACAATGCACACAAAGAGATGCCAGGCTCAGGTGTCATGTACTGGGAGGAGGAGGAGATGCGTAAGTCTCCCAAAGGCCCAGACTTTAAAGGATTCCTTGTCCTTGAATGTGATTACAAGGCAGGTGAGAAGCTGAAGATTGCTGCATGGCAAAAGCCTACCAGCAGAGGGTTCAACCTGCTTGCGCTGAAAGAAGACAACTGGAGCAAGAAGAAACGTGAGGAAGAGATGAAGGACAAGGAAGTGCCTTCTAACTACGCACGTAAGCCATCTCGTTCACAGGATGATGATTCTGAAATTCCTTTTTGATGGCAACCAAAAAAGTCTCTCCCACACAACGTAGTCTGGCTCACCTGCGTGAGTTGGGCTACCACGTTGAAATCGTTGAGAAGTGGAACAGCTTCACCAAACAACGAAAAGACTTGTGGGGATGGGCTGACCTACTTGCGATACGCAAGGGTGAGGTTCTGGCAGTGCAGGTGACCGCCTCTGCTGTCAGTGACCGCATAAAGAAGATTATGGCTTCCGACACTCTGGCACTTGTGCGAGATGCTGGAATCAGAATCGAAGTACACGGGTGGAGAAAATCCGCTAAGACCAACAAATACGTTTTGAGAATTGAGGACATATCATGACAGACCAAGCACCGCAACAACAAATTCAGATGAGCCAGAAGTCTTTGCAAGCAGCAAACAACTCAATTGGCTATTCCACCCAACTCATCAACATGAGCCTCCAGCAACTCTGGAATGTGGCCTACACCGCAGGTTACGAAGACGCTATGGAAATCATCAAGACTGACCAAGGAACACAGCAATGAGCAAGGCACACATCTTTGTAGCCACTCCCATGTACGGCGGTATGACCACTGGCTACTACTGTCAGTCACTGGTCAACATGACCGCTGTCATGAGAGCCAACGACATCGACATGAGCTTCTCCTGCATGTTTAACGAGTCACTCATCCAGCGGGGCAGGAACGCTCTTGCACACGGATTTCTGAACAAGAAGGATGCTACCCACCTGATGTTCATTGACGCAGACATTCGCTGGAATCCTGCCGACATCATTCCCATGATTGAAGCAGACAAGGACATCATCTGCGGTATCTACCCCAAAAAAGAAATCAACTGGCATGAGGTTGAAAAGGCTGTCAAAGACGGTGTTGAGGTTGACAAGCTCAAGACTCGTACAGGTAGCCTTGTGGTTAACCTTGTGGACTACCAGGGGACAGTCACAGTACCAGCACATGAGCCTGTGGAAATCTGGAATGGCGGTACAGGCTTTATGCTTATCAAACGTGAATGCTTGGAAGACTTGTCAACAAAGATGGCAAGCTACATCAATGATGTCACGTTCCTGTCTGGAGAAATCAAGCAGGACAAGATTGTGGAGTTCTTTGCCTGTGCGATTGAAGAGGGTGTAGGCAGACTGCTGTCAGAGGACTACTACTTCTGTCAGGAAGCACGTAGACACGGGTACAAGATTTACGCTGCTCCGTGGGTGGTTCTGGGGCATTTTGGTAGCTACCTGTTTGAAGGTGGCTTGCTACCCGCTCCATGACCATCTCTCTTGACCTTGGGTGCGGTGAAACAATCCGCAACCCTTACCTGGCTATGCAGTGTGTAGGGCTTGATATAGAGGACGCTGACCTCGCTATTGAGCCTATCCCCTACCCTGATGACCATTTTGACTTTGTGACGGCATACGACTTTCTGGAACACATTCCCAGATTGTTGTATGTCCCACACCGCAGATACCCGTTTGTGGAACTGATGTCAGAGATATGGCGGGTAATGAAGGTGGGCGGGAAGTTCTTGTCCTCAACACCAGCGTTTCCACATGCGCCAGCATTTCAAGACCCAACCCATGTCAACATCATCACGCCTCTGACCTTCGCAGAGTATTTTGATGACGAGAAGACCTGGGCAAAGATGTACGGGTTTAAGGGCAAGTTTCACATTAACGAGATGCGCTACCACGGCCCTCACCTGATAGCAGAGCTACAGAAAGTCAGCGTCTAGCTTTACGCTTGGCAGGGGGTAAACCTGCTGCCCTGCGTTGGTTGGCACTATAAAAGATATGTCTTTTTGCTTTCGGTGTTTTCATCTGCATCCCCATCTCTTTCTTGCTGCTTTGCCTCTTTCACCTGTCCAACTCTTGCTTCTGGCGCAAAATGACTTGTGACGAGGGCCAGATTTTGTAGGTGCTTTCAGGTTGCTACCTGTAGCCCTGTTTGTCTTTGCTCTACCCTTAGCAGTCAGCCCTCCACCCTTCTTCACAGAGAGCTTCTCTCCTCTGCCTACAGATAGGTTGGGTGACTTCTTTCTCATCCTACATTTCTTTCAAAGTGTGGGCAATCAACCAGGTTAGAAAAGTTGCCTCCCCATCTGTTCTTAGGGTGCAAGGACTCCCAATATGCACCCAGAGGAGCAATGGTTGCCTTGTCCCAGATTATCTTCCCATCCTTGAAGAAGTTCAAATCTATGGCACACCGCTTCAAGTGGATGCTGTTCATGGTCTTGGAACGGCCTGTCTTGAAGTAAATGGCCTGTTGTTCAGGTGTACGGGACAGTTCCCCGCCAGTGACCACAAACCCTTGTTCTGTGGCGTAAGTGATGAGTTTGCAAGCATCTAGTAGGAATGCTGCCTGTTCTTGGTTGAGGCTCATTTCTTCCTCATTTCTGCAAGTTTCTCTACTGTCCTGCCGCCAAAGTATGCACCCATGATAAGCATTCCCCAGTTTCCAAGCAAGGTAACGTAGGACTCATTTGCGTTTAGACCATACGCAGACATCATGGCAAACAGGAAATATCCCAAAAAAATGGCAATAAGTGACATAGGGCGTATGTTTTTGGACAGCCAAGAGTCAGATGCCATGTCTGCTTGCCACCTATCTGTGATGTTGTCAGCATCGTTCTGGGCGGCTTTTGCCAGCAAATCCAGTTCAGCCAGTTCCATCTTGGCTTTCTCTATGCCAAGAGCAAGTAGCTTCTCTTCATGGTCAAACTGAAGCTGTCGCAACTTGGCAACATCTTCTGGCGTGGGGTTGTCTGGAATCTTTACGCCAAGGGTGTTCTCCACCACTTCCTTGCCTTTTGCTTGGATGGCAGAGGACAACAGTCCCAGACCATTCTCAGCCAGGCTTCCTAACAGGGATGCAATCAGAGGAATCATTTCTCATCCTTAATCAATAACCGCCGAACAATTGCTTGCTGCTGCTTAATCTCTTGTTTGAGCAACAGCATATCAAAATACATGGATGCCATCAAATACAGGAACAGGGGAAGAATCATCATCAGGCAGACCAACACAATCAATAGCTTGGTGTACCCTTCCTCATCAGGCTTATCGACCACATCAAAAGGAGGAGGTACATAGAAACCAGAGCCACTGCTCCGATTACCAGAGCTTTGTCCTGAAGACTGTTTAGCATTTGTCTTCGTTGCCATGCCGCTCTCCTAGACTTCTCTTGCTGTAGCACCCTCTCCTGTTCTTCCTCTTCCCTCAGTCTTGCGTATTCTTCTTCAAACTTTGACCACACCGCACCAAGGGTAGGGTCTACATGATAGATGAGGAACTCACGCAATTCAACAGCTTGACGCTCTAACTCTATCTGGTTAAAGACATTTTCAAGTGCTTGCGCTTTTAGAGATTTTGACTTTGGAGGATTGCGCTTTTCCTCTTCTGCTTGCTTTTTAACCTCTTCATGGGCTTCAAAGAATTGCCCGATGTAACCAGAGATTTCTTTGGTTATCTTGTGAACTTCACCGCCTGTTTGTTTGATGTCTTTATAAAGGGCAACCCCTTGCTTTATTGCCGCTATAGCACCTAGAGCAAGGGTGAACGGGTCAATTTACAACCCCTCTCCAGGGACGATGTAGCACTCAGGCGTACCTGACTCAGAGACAAAGGTAACGTACACAGGAGCAGTGTTTGTCACTTGTGGGCCAGACACAACCATACGGGTGTCTTGCGGAACAATAACAGCGTAGTTGGGTGATGCGTTTGTAGGCAATCCTACGTTGGCAGTGGCACTTGTAGAGATACGCACGTACACAGGCAAGCCAGTGTTGGCATTTTCATGGTTCACAAGCATGTACTGATTGGATGGGCTGTCAGAGTACAAGGTAACTTGCTGAATGGTGGTTGCAGCATTGAGCTTGTACGTCTTACCCATAGGGGTGAAAGCGATGTTATTTGCCATGATTAGTAAACCTTCTTGCCGCCGCCTTCAGTGGGCGAATGTTTGGTATCCAGAGGGCCAGTGCTAGAGAAGTCAATGACAGAGCGGAATCCACCCTTGGGCAGTTCGCCTGGTTGCCATCTTGTCAGATGAGAAGTGGCATCCCGTGGAATGGGAGGACGCACAGCAGTTGAAGTCTGCTGATTCAAATCGTGGTCACGCTGATGAGGGCGCAGACTAGGAATCTTGGGATTGTGATTGAGCATTACTTTTCTCCTTGGTTCTGACGGTCAGATAGCTGAATATGACATAAATTGCAAGAGTTGTCACCCTCTCCCAACCCATTCCCCACATTGTCCAGCAACCCAGACCAAAGGAGGTGAGCAGGGCAAGAATGGTGATTAAGCGGTCTGAGATGACCACCAGTGCCAGACGAATGATTGCGGTTGCATCCATGATTATTCCTTTTTAATGTCGGGATAACCATATTATCACTTATCCTCATCATCTTCTACATCCATAAACCCTGAACCCCAAGCATCATCGGAGTCCTTCATTTTTAAGGCTTCCAGCTTGAGTGCACGGTCTAACACCTTCACTTTGTCGGTGACGGATGCTTCTGGGTCGTTCATCACCTGTGTCATCAGGTCAGCGATGAATTTATCCAACTCAGGGTTAATACCCTTATCTTTGGACTTGCGGCTCATTTTTTGAGCTTGCGGCCTATGGCTCGTTTGGCAGGTTTGACATCACCCTTTGCTTGCTTGCGCTGCATACGGTTGTAGTCTTCAGAGGCTCTCACCTCGTTCTCGCCACCCTCACGGGCCATTCTCTGTGTTGTTGATTCTGTTGCCATGATTTACTCCTTAAAAAACTACATCAACTAATGGTTTGGTTATTCTTGGTGCAATGTATCCAATGAGTGCGTTTCTCAACAGCCTCTGGGACATTGTGATTTTCTGACTTAAATCTACGGGGGACACATAGATTTCTTGCAATTTTGCTTCAATCTGAGCCACTTGCTTGGGAGTCATCAACTGATAAGTCACCAAGTTATCGCCAATAAGCCCCCAGTTGTTCATCGCTCCTTTGAGGCTTGACTTTGCTTCATTAGCAATAACTTGACCAACAGCTTCTGCAAACTTTTCTTTGCCGCCAGGACTAGACAAAATAATCATTGATGTTTCTTTCCAAACATCCTTGTCTGAACCAAGAATAATTTCTTTTACACGCTTGGGGTCTGTTGATTTACCAAGTATTACGTCTGCACGTTTTTGTGCTTCATTACGTATGGCTTGAGCTTTTTCTGTCAAAGGCTTGGCAAGTCCTTTTGCAGTTTCTTTTGCTTCTGTCACTACGCCTTTTGCTGTTTTCTTTTGCAACTCCAAAGCTCTTGCTGCATCTTGAATACGCTTTTGCTCTGCCGCAGAACCTGCTTTTTCAGCGTCAGTCAAAACTTTTTCTGTTTGTTTTGGAAGTGCTTCAGAAAGGTTTGTGGCCTGAGTACGCAATGATTCAGCCAATGTAGAGCGTGCACCGCCAAACCCCTCTGCTCTTTCCAAAGTAGAAGCATATTTTTCAACCTTGTTTTTAAGGTCAGCCAAAGAAGGGTGACTCAGAAAATCACTGTTCTTAACGTCTTGCAACCAAGAACGAACAGCTTTGGCATTCTTGTCTTTTAATGAACTGGCAACATAATCACTGGCTGTTTTCTTGACCAGGGCTTCTTCACCAGTTAAATCTATCAGACGCTGTACGCCAGTTCTGTTTCCAAAGAATGTGCTTCCTAATTCAGCAGGAGCTTTCAAAGTGTGAGAAGTTCCATTTTCAATCTCTGTCAGCGTCCTACCTGCTTTTGTTTCAAACTGCTCAAGATTACGGGCAGCCTGTGACCAGTTGTCTTGCAAGGCTTTACGTTCAGCAGCACCAACATATTCTTCCTGCAACTTCTTTAACATGGCATACATGCCCTGTTGCACGTTGCCTTTAACAGCACCGTAGCCTTCAGGAGGATTTCTAAATACATCCCCTACAAACCTACGTGCATCATCAGCCGCTTCAAAAGAAGACTTAAATGTGCGGAAGAATCTGTCACCAGACTGCTCAACGCTATACCCAAGGTTTCTTGCTATTTCTGCTTGCTCAGGCGATAACTCATACCGTCTATTGATAACAGAATCACGGATACGCTTATAAAAACTGAGGACGCCAGGGTCAGTTGTTCTGACAACACCAGGTGATGTAACGGGGTCAAATCCTCTTGTGGCAGCTTCTATTTGTTTATAAGCTGGCATTTGGTCAAGAGTTACACCCTTTGACTCATTTTCCTGAACAACTTTGTTTTGTGCACTTCTGAGAGTCTTGTCTAATTCATCTCTGTCTTTGACAAACTGCTCTTGTTTTGCAATTGTTTTTTTCTGGACAGGGTCAAAAATGTCTGTCAGTTGTTTTTGCTCACCAACCTGCTTTATGCTTTCTTTGGCTTTTTGAGTTTCTTTTTCAGTCTTAGTTCCTACTTTGCCAGAGGTAGAACGCAACTGTGCAATTTGTTTGCGTGTTTCTGCTTCCAGATTCTTAGCCGCTTGCTGCCCTTCTTGTATGGCAGCGTTTGCTTCTATTTCAGCAATCTGTCTTACAGCAGGGCTTTGTGAACGAGCATTGGCACGAATCTGTTGAGCTTTTGACTGAGCCGCATCTATAATTTGTTGAGTTTGAAATGCCGCTCTAGATTCAAGAGTTAATGCTTGTCCTTCGGCTGATTGAACAATCAAACCAGCACCCGTCTTAAGCATGTCCATGATTTCTTTTTGGGCATCAAAACTTGGTTTGCCACCACGAATGTCTTCTATCTTTTTAGCAATGAACGCTTCTTGTTCTTTTGTCAAACTTTGAGGTTTAATGTTTGCTTCTTGCAAAAGTTGACCAACAGTTTTTGCTGTAGAAAAGCCAGGTAGTCCAACCTTTGTTGCAAGACTAGCCATTAACCCGCCAGTTTTTGTGCCCAGATATTGCAGAGGAACAGGGCCAAGAGTTGCGCCAAGCAGCCGTGCTGTTTCTGCACGCAAGCCAGGGCCGTACTGAGCTTCAGTAGCCTGACCCGCTGATTCTCCTATTGCTCCACCAACGACACCAGTAAGAGCAGAAGCAGGACGAGCCGTCTTCATTGCCTCGCCGCCAAGCGTAAGAGCAGAACTAAGACCACTTGCTGCTTTGCCAAACCCACCAGGAAGACTTCCTAACGGCTTTATTGCTCCACCAGTAGCCATCATCATTTCAGGCGCAACCGTGCCATAAATACCGCCAAGCAAACTCTCTTTCCCTATGTCTGTAAATGACACATCTTTACGCTTGTCATCTTCAGGTTGTTTGACAGGTGGAGGCAAGGCAGCAGAATCCGCTTTCTTTCCAGGAGAAGGCAAATCACTAATGTCTACTCCTTTTGTAGGAGCAGGTAAGTCGCTAATGTCTGGAGCCATTATTCATACCCCTGTGAACGCAAATATGATTTTGCCTTTTCTTCATCGCCGCTAAACTCTGGATGAGCTTGTGTGTATGCTTTGAGTTTTTCACCCGTTGGCATTGCCTTCTTTTCAGATGAAGTAGCACCACCGTATGTTGTATAAATCTCTCTAGACACAGGGCTTACCATGTATTCAGAGCCATCTTTTCTCTTTTCTTTTGGCAACAGTTTGTTTGGTTCTTCCAACTGGTTTAACAGCATCCGCATTTTTCCTTGCTTTGTGGATTCGCTGTCTCCTTCAACAGGAAGCTGTCTTACAACCTGAGCAATTTTTGAATCAGTTACACCTGCGGCTCTACCAAATGAACGTGCTGCCACAACGTCAAAAGCAATGCCCAAAAGTGCCGCATCATTTCCTTGCAAGTCAGGAGGTAAAGACCTGTTGACCATCCAGTTTTTGTAAGCATCAATAACACCCAGTTGAGTGCCTTTGTCTCGTAAAAACTTAGAGCCTTCTGGTATTTTTCCATCTTTGCTTTTTGACAAATATTCATTCACACGAAAATAGGCATTTCCAATATCAGCAGAAGTAATGTTTTCAAATTGTGCTTGAGAGCTAGAAGTACCTTTTGCTTGCGCCCCTACTTTTATCGCACCCGCAAAATCAACATCTATTGGTTTGATGTCTTTAGGATTGTTTTTGTTAACCGCATACGTTTTTCCATCAGCACCAACAACATAGTCATAGGTATTTTTCTGCATCTTCTCTGCATGAGTCATACTGTCTTTATGTCTGCGTTCAGCAGATGCTTCTGCCTCACCTCTTAATTTTTCAGCATGTCTATGTGTCTCTGCTTGTCTTGCTAAAGCTGCGGCGTCTGCCTCAGCTTTTAATTGTTCAGCATGTTTAAATGCTTCTACTTTTCTGCGTTCAGCGGCTTCTTGTGCTTCTTTATGTCTTTGTGCTAACGCTTCATTATGAAGTTCTTTTTGCTCTAAACCAACCGCATGTTCATAACCCGCTTTAGATTCTTGAAGAATTTTCAAAGCACCAAGCAAGTCACCCTTACGCAACTGAGCTTGAACAATAGGGCTACCAGCCTCTACCGCAGCCATTTCAGCGGCTCTAAATCCTTCTTCTTTATTGGTAGTAGCCAACTTGACAGCGTCTTCCATCTTTTGACGGAACTCTGCATGTTTTTGCAACATGGCTTTAAAGTTCTTATCAAACTCCACACGCTCTTTTTCGTACAAGTCTTTTCTACCCTTCTTGTAACCTTCCATCATGCCGTTCATGTTGCCAAGCGCAAGCTGACCAGACATGCGTCCACCGCCGCCAACCAACATGCTGATAACGCTAATAACGCTAAACAAACCAGCAATGTCTTGTGCGTTGTCTTGAGAAGGAATAAACGCAGGAAGAGGTTCTTTCTTAATATCTTCTTGATAGCCTTTTTCAGCAGCTGCTTGCTGTTGACCAAACCTCATCTGAGCAGACAACTCTCCTGTAGATTTAATTTCTTTTTGCTCTTGCTGACCTTTTGCTATGTCAGTGTCAGCTTTGCCTATTTCACTTTGCAATTCAGATTGACGAGTCAAAAAAGGGTCACTGATACCCAATGATTCTTTAAATCCTATACGTTTGCTATCTGCTGGTAAAGCAGGTTTAGGTAAGGGTTTTGCAAGTACGTCTTGTTCAGCCATCATGCAGTCCTTTGTTGATACTGTTGAGGTGATTGTGCTGGCATACCACCTGCAATATTTGCTACGTTATAAATAAACGAGTTGCTCAACTGCTGAACATACCTGTCAGCCTCAAGTCCTGTCTTAATAGCACCCAGAGCAATGTTGTCACCAATGCCAGACATCTTTAATCCGTAGTCATATTGCTGTTGGAGCAGTTGACCTCTGAAGGCTTCTATCTGGGCTTGAGACTGTGCTGCACTGACTGCACCACCTCTGCCAGCGGATTGTTGTGCCACTTGTGCTTGAACGGCTTGCAATTGTTGTTGACCAACAGGAGTGAGTTCACCTGCTTGAGCCGCACGTTGCAACTCTGCACCCTTTTGTTGGTAAGGTGCGGCAAGGTCTTGTTGCTCTTTTTTTGCTTTTTCAGCATCTCTTGTTGCTTTATTACTTTGATAAGCACCTAATGCCGCTAACCCTCCAGCAAGACCCAGACGTTGTAATGTCTCTGGCTTCATGTCCTTGTAATAGCTTTGCAGCTTGTCACCGATAGTTTGTTCTTTGGCAGTGTCTATTTGATAAGGCTCGTAACCTTTACCTGCGCCACCTTCAGGAGGAGCATAAGCACCAGCGGGAAATGCGCCAGAAGGCATATACGGTGCTTCAGCTTCTCCTTCACTTATGCGGGATTGACCTGCAAAAGCTGCTTGTGCTGTAGCAGCACTTGGAAAACGGTCTGCTACCACGGGTGCATTAACTGCAGGAGAATATGCGGGTTGTCCAAATGCTACAGCAGTATCTGCTGAATATGCTGGTCTTAATTGTTCTGATTGTATTTTAGATTCATAATTACCGAATCCGCTATTTTCTGGTTGATTAACAACAACTTCAGGATTAAAAGATTCTCCAGACCCTGCGGTGTCATAACTACCAAAACCACCATCGTATTCATTCTCAAAAGATGGCACACCCGTGTTTTCATGCTCTTTACCGCTACCACCTTGAGACTTCAACAGCTTTGCCTCGTCAGGAGTTATGTAGGCAAGCATGTGTCCTTCTGGTGCTTTTGCTTGCAGCAGACGAGCAATCTGGCGCACATCTGCGCCCATACGGGTAAGTTTTTTCAGCGTTGCCATCTCACACTCCTAAAGCATCTTTGAGGCGCAGGGAGGCCTCGTTCCACACGTTTTTACGGGCTTGCCCTGTTTCTTTACTCTCAATTTCACCCGCTCCACGCTCACCTGTCAAGCCTGTTGTCATTCCCGTGGTAGCCCCTTGTGAGGTAGAAACAGCCCCACCAGCGGTAGATGCAGTTGGTACTTTCGGGCCAAGACCAAACAATTCTGACAATGCGCTTGAAACAATGGGCCTTGCAATAGTTTCTTCTGTTTTGGAAATTACAGGCTCAGGAGTCTGCGTGACTGTCTTTGGCTCTTGGTAAGGCGTAGACGGTGCAAGTGATGGGTCAAAAGACGGAGGAGTCAAATAATCAGAAGCAGATGTATATGCAGGTTGCAATCCCCCTGTGTCTGTTCCCCTGACTTTTTCACTTGGAGGAGCATATTGTGAGCTTGCTAATGAGGCAGGAAGGATTGCGTTGGAATCAACCACCAATCCCTGTCCACCGCCCGTAGGAACTTTGTCTGTCAATCCAAGGCCGCTGACAGAGCTTTGGTCACCCAAAAGCTGAGTTCCTTGACCTGGTACAACCTTAATGCCTTGACCCGTTTCAGGTGGTGCTAACGCCGCTTTTGTCTCTTCTATCACGCCTGTAGTTGCACCAGCAAGCGCACCAGAAGTCAGGCCAGCTTGCAAGGCTTTGTCTAAAGACTGACCAGAAGCAAGAGCAGCGGTTACTGTTGATGAAGATGCGCCAGCGGCAGAAGCGGCAATCTTGGCAGTTTCAACAGACGAGGTTGCTCCTACACTTGACCCTACTGATTCTGCCGTTGAACCACCAACATATCCCGCCGCAGCCGCAGTTGCAATTTTGTTTACGTCCCCGCCGTTTGCCGCAGTTACAGCGGCAGCAGAAACAGAAGCAGAAGCAGCAGTACTTAATCCTGCCCCTGCTGGCCCTAAAGCATAGGTCAGCGCAATTGTTTCAATAACAGGCAAAGGATTTTTAACAACAGTCTCAACAGCTTTGCCTACGGCTTTTGCCGTTTGACCAAGAGGGTCTGACCAGAAAGGACTTGGTGATGAAGAGCCACCCATTATTTCACCTCTATCGTTAATTTGTATTGAGCTTGACCTTGTGTGCCTGGCACTTGCTGAACCTTCACAGGTATCTTTGCCGCACTCAACACACGGGCAATCTGAGAGTTATCAGTTACTGCAATGCCTGTTTTGAACCCTGCAACCTTCATGGCTTGATACAAGTCCTGAACCGCCGTAACAAGTTTGTCTGGCGTATCCATAGTAGATATGTGCAACTCAGCAACGCCAGGTTGCGTGATGTTGTATATCAACAGCGTGTTGCCAGAACGCATGATTCTTGTCTTGCCTGAATCTATGCCTTGCTTGAGGTTTTGATAGACGGCATTAAAGTCACTACCAATTTTTTCAACATCGTTCTTAATGATGTCAAGCATGGGTATGTCTTCAGCAACTTTCTGATTCTTCATTGCTTGCATCACATCTGCCATATCAAACTCCCAAAGCCGAAGCTATTTGTTGATGAATTGTCTGGTGGACACCAATCCAATCGTAAAAGTCATTCTCCACATTCCAATCACTGTCAAGCAACTGAAACGGATTATCCAACCCTAAGATGCTTGCAAACCTCTGATGCTCTTGGTTATGCACAAACAACCAATCATCAAGGTTTGCTGTATCAGCATCTGTCAGCGGGTACTTCTGCACTGCAATACCCTGGTCACCCAAGATTTCATAGAACAACTGGTGCTGCACACCGTTCTCAAACAGGAACTCTCCGAGGCCATCCTTGTCCCCAAAGCGAACGTAGCTCAAAGCCTCCATATTGATAGAGTTACCCTGCCTTTCTCATTTGTCTGCCTTGTTGTCTAGCTTGTCGAAGATTTGTTTGAGGATAGCTTTGACTTCAAAGATGTCAGAGCGGTAGTCATCTTTTGCCACATACTCTTTAGGAAGTTCATTTATCTTGTCCTCTATACGTTGAATCTGCTTTGTGATGTTGTTGAACACAAAGACAGCAAGAAAGCCAGCAATGCTGACTACTGCGTTGAATATCTGCTGGTTATCCATTACCACGGTACACCAGTTGCAGTGACGGGATTCTTTAGCAATTCAATCTGCACTTGCAGACCAGCTTCAATAGCCTCAACATCCAGCTTGTCTTTAACCCAAACAATGACTTGAGCTTCAGTCAATGAGGCATAAGCCGTAAAAGATGTACCACGCTCAAAGCCTACTGTGCCATAAGTGCCAGCAGAATATTCACCATCAACAGCGTCTACTCTGTAATGTGCAGTGGTTACCAAGCCATCAGAGGTTTGGCGGTCGAGTTGTGCAATAGTCCAAGTGGTTGTCATTTGTTCTCCAGTGCTGTGATTCGTGCTGTCAGGGCTGTGATGAGGGTTTGTTGTTCTTGGATTGCTTTGACCAACGCAGGAATCAATGTTTCATGGTTAATATTTTTGTATGCAATCCCGTCCTCACCAACTTCTGATGTGCCAACACATTCGGGGAATACATCTTCAAATTCTTGAGCAATAAAGCCAGCCGCATTTTTCTTATCTTGTCCTTTACCAGTTTTCCAATCAAAACGTCTTGGTTTTAATGCCAAGATTGCATCAAGACCAGCATCAATGTCACGAATATTTTCTTTAAGGCGCTGGTCAGAAATTGCAGTAATTACAATAGTGGTGGCGTTTATAACACCAGCAGTTGTTACAAAAAATCTATAAGCACCAGCGTTAGTTGAATATAAGTTCCATGTGCTATATGCGCCTGAACCATCTGCGACTACGTTTTTAACTACTGGATTTGACGGGTCTGCAAAAGAAAATTTCATACCTGCGCCAGCAGTTGCACTTGTATTTGTAGTCCCCACCAGCACGTTACCGCTGGCATCAATACGCATACGCTCTGTACTACCGCCCGTACCACTTGTACCAAACAAAATGCCATTTGTGCCGCCAACACGAAGTTCTGCCGAAAGAACCTCAAAGGCTTTATAACTTGCCCCAGTTGAATCCATTGACTTTAATGCCGCCCCATCACTTGCGTTCACATGACCTGCAACAATTAAATTGTCATTTGCAGAAGCAAACACTTGTAATTTACCTTGAGGCGAACTAGTACCTATACCCACATTCTGACTTGAGTCTATGTAGACAGCATTTGTGCCGTTTGTAGACAATCCAAGCGCATTTGCCGCAGGAAGATACAGACCGTTACCAGTGACAGATGTGCCTGTAGGAATAAGTTTGGCTGCGGTTACATTGCCTGTAGCAGTTATATTTCCAAGCGATGTTTGATTTGCAGTAATTACAAGCGTAGATACATTGGCAGTGCCACTCACATTTGCTGTAGTAATAGTAGCCACATTCATACTGACGTTGCCAGTAACAGTGGCATTACCGCCAATAGTGACGTTACTGATTACAGCAAGAGTAGACACGTTTGCTGCACCACTTACGTTTGCACTTGTAAACGTACCGTTAGCTGCACTGACATTACCTGTGATGGTGACATTACCTGCAACAGTTGCATTTTGCGTAACAGCAATGACTTGAACATTGGCAGTGCCAGTTACGTTTGCGCTGGTAAATGTGCCTTTTGCTGCTGTAATATTTCCAGTAACAGTTGTGTTTCCACCTACTGTTGCATCTCCTATAACAACAAGCGTACCCACATTTGCTGTAGTTACGTTGGCAGTTGTAGCAGTGACGTTGGTTGTAGTGACGTTAGAGATGGTCACATTACCGCTACTAATAGTGACGTTAGACAGGCTCAACCCGTTGATAGACGTAACCGTGCTACCCAGAGTCAGTGTGGTTGTACCAACAATCACATTGCTGTTTGCCAAGTACCCGTTAGGAAACGCAGAAGAAACGCTTGTAATGGCTACGTTACCAAGGGTCAGGTTGTTGATGGTGGTGATGGTGTCACCAAGAACAACAGCCGTGTTACCGATAGTAATGGCGGTAGAAAAATTACTGTCAAGCTGAGACAGCGGCAAAGAGCCTGTGGCTGTTGAAAAGGTATACGGGACTGCCATTTAGAACCTCACTCTTAATTCGTGTTCAAACTCAATTGTGTTCACAATAAATGCAGCATTGTTGGAAGTGATGGTCAATCCCAAATACTTGCCGTACTGCTGTGCATCTGACTTGTACAAGTTATATCCCTTGGAAGTAACCCACGGGATAACCGTACCAAAATTATTTTTCCAAGGTACAACATCCCCGTAGACATTCGTCCAATCAATACCCGTGTTGGTCAACGAGTAAACAGGGCTGCTTCCATACTCGCTGTCTACCGTCACGTTGAAAGTTGCAGGGGTGGTAAGCGTTGCTTCTACGCCAAATTTTAAGGCTTGCTTGGTACGGATAGGGTCTTTCATGGGAGAAAGAGCCGTCTGTATCTCGCTGGATATGTTGGCTGTGGCAGAGGCATACAGCTTGTACAAAGCCGCTCCTGTCACCCCGTACATGCTTATTAACCCGCCAACAGGGACAGATGTGATGTAGGTTTGTATGCCCTGGCTGGTGATAAACCACTTCTTTTCAAAAAAGATAGCCTGAACATAGCGTGAGCCGTCTGTGATTGGGAAGCTGCTGTTGAGGTAGAAGTTAAATGCCGCACACAAAATGTTGTTGAGCAACACCTGACCGCCAGTAATAGGCAGGGTAAAGTCAATGTAAGGAAAGATGCCGTCCATCGGGTCAGACAGTTTGCTGGTGGTTGAGCCAACAAGGGCATACACCCCGTAGTTGTTCATAAACAACACAGAACGGAAGTAGGGGAACACAGCGTATTTCAGCTTGCTACCAACAGAGGCAGACACGTTGGTGTTGGTGAACAGGGTTGAGCCTGTAGTAGTTACCCTAACATCTGAAAATACGTTGATACTGTCATCGCCAAAGATGTACAGGAAGTTGTTGGCAGACATCAAATACTGAATGTTGCCGTGCAAAGTTGAATCAGACAAGGTAATCGTACCCGCAGACACGGACACAAAGTCATACGGGCTGACAGAAGATGAGTAGGTAACCGTGCGCCCTGTAGCCACCCAGACACGTCCAGAGAAGGTTGCAACGCTGACAATAGAGTCAAGGTTGGGTACACCTATAGCTGTTGCCGTAGTGTTGCCTGTGGGCGTAGGGGGAGCGGCAATACTGACGGCAGGAACAGATGTGTAATTGTCGCCCACATTGGTCATGATGACCGCTGTGATGGCGTTACCAGACACAATTGCAGTACCCGCAGCATTTGCACCGCCACCGCCAGTGATGGTGACCGCTGGAGGTGTGTTGTAACCAGACCCGCCGTTGGTAACAGAAATGACAAGTGCACCCTTGGTAAAGGTCAGGACTTGGGCAATGGCAGTTGCACCGCTACCACCGCCGCCTGTGATGGTTACAGTAGGTGCAGCGGTATACCCGCTACCACCGTTGGTAATGGAAATGTAGGAAACCACGTTGGCAGCAATAGTTGCCGTGGCTGTAGCCTGAACACCGTTTGTCTGGTTAGGAGCAGAGATGGTTACTGCTGGCGCAGAGGTATAGCCAGAACCTTTATTGGTAATGCCTACAGAACCTACGCCACCTACTGCAAGCAAATCAGTGCCGTTCCAAGTAAACAAGCCTTTGTCGGGGTCACCTATAAAGACAAACTCATTTTTCCATTGGGCGGTAGAGACGCTGGAGTTGGAAAACGTGCCTGTGACAGCTACATTGCCTTTTGTGGCAGAGTCAATTTTGAAATATTCAGCCCTGCCGTTGAACTCAAACCCCAAAATATAGTCAGACAAGCCCAGATTGCAACTGGTCAGCGTTGTAACTACATTGCCAAACGACACGGCGGCATTGCCAGAATCCTTGACTGTAGACTGAGCCTGAACAATCTTGATGTTGCCAAAGCCAATAGGCATGGCGTTCTCAATCCATGAGAACTCTTCCTCATCAATAGCTGTCCTGTTGGCCTTGGTGTTTAGACCCTTGAAGTTCTTAATGACAGCATAAGACTTTTTTTGTTCTGCTGCTGCCATGATTAGAACGTGGTGTAGGGGTCAGGGATGCGCCTCGTATAGACAGAGTTCAACACTGCCTGTACGTGCTTGGTGTATTCTTGTTTGTAAAGTTCAGCCTCACCATAGCTCTGCTCTTTGTACTTGGCTTTGTAAGCCGCATAGAAAGCCACTGGAGTGGTGTAAGGGTCTTGAATAGGGTCAACAGCGTTAGATGTCGCCAAAGACAAAGGTGTCGGCAGGATGGTGCTGTCAATCTCGACAACATAAGCCTGGTCAGGAACTGGGCCTATGTAAATCTGTTGCTGTCCGTAGACAGAGAAGCAAATGGGTCTGCCTACGTAGTTTTGCCAGTAACGCAGTTGAGCGTTGAAGTTTGACCAAGGCAGATAGCGCAAAGGTATGCGGCTGTTGCCCCAGTAAATGTTGACGTTCAAGATGTCCAAGGTTGTGCCGTTGGACAAGGTGGCAAAGGGAATAATTTCCGCAGGGCCAGAGTAAGTTAGCTTGGCAGTACCGTCGGTAAAAGCAGTAGACGGCGGAAAGGTTGCGCCAGAAGCAGGGTAGGGAGGCGCAGTTGTGCCTGTCGTACCGCTTTGGGTAACCTGATAAATAAAGATGTTAGAAAACAGGAATTGACCAGCGGTAACAGCGGTGCTGGCTGCCCACGCTGTTGCGGCAACGCCTGTATTAGAAATTGGGGTGGCAGTTACTTGCAAGGTACGCAAGCACCCTGTATCTCTCGCTACTCGCTCACGGGCATCGTTAATGTAGTCCGTTAGCTCCGCAGTAGACCAGAAGACAGAGTTTGCATCATGCAAAAGTCGCTGTACTTCCGTGATGTAGGAAGAGAGAGTTGCCATGTTACTTTCATGTTAAGCAACCCTCTGGTTGGACTTTCCCCCCAAGGATTTTTCAATCCTCAAGGGTACTACGCCAATAGCCGAGGGTAACGAGCTATTCTTTTTTGGATTGGTTTCAGATATTTCTATCCGCTTGAACCGCTCCGTTGCTTCTTCAAGTTCGCTGTGGAGTCGTATCAAGCCCAACTGGACGAGATACTTCTCCTTGTCATCATCTCCGTAACCAAGCACATGTTTGGCTGTTTGAAGCGGTATTTCTACCGTCTTGCCAACAGGGAATTCAATGCCGACAAAGTGATACTCAAAATTGAGGTCTTTGTCGGAGTTGTTGGTTACGTAGACAACTTCCGTCATAGTGATACAACGTCACCGTACACCGAGATGTCAACTGTGTTGTTTGCCGCAGCACCAGTATTTACGCACAAAAACAGAGAACCAGAAAAGATTGTTGTGGCGGTGTTTGCCGTCAGGTTCAAATCTTGATACTTGGTTGTGCCTGTAATGTTGCCCAAAACTACTGCGTTGGAAACTGCGTTTGCCAAATTGCCATCACTACTTGCAATGATGGTTACGTTGGCAAGCGCAACACTTCCGTTGGCATTGTTAACGGTAATACGGCGAACAATGTAGTTTGTACCGATAGTTGGAATTGTCGCAACGGCATTGCCTGTGTTTCCCAAACCTGCGGGAACAACAAGAGTGCCAATAACAATATTTCCAAACTGGTCTGGATACAGTGCACCTACATGATTCGAGTTCATACCGTCTCCTTAGCTTGTGTAGGTGCTATTTGCTGAGATACCACCGTTGATGGTCAGAGCAACAACAGCACCAGCACCAGCAATGGCAGACTGTGCAAACACGTTCACGCCATCAGACAACAACATCCCGCCAGTGTTATTGGCAAGCAGAGTCGTGATAGAAGAACCGTTGTTGGCAGTGATGACTACGTTAGCGGTAGGAAACACCAGGTAAGTACCTGCGGGAATCACAGTACCTGCGTTAGCGGCAGTCAGTGAGACGTTTGAGAAGTACGCACCAGCGGTGTTGGTAGTTGCATTCGCAAGAATGATTTTATTGAGGGCTAAAGACATGTCTTTTTCTCCTTACAGTGAGAGGTAGTTGTAACCAGTCACCTTGGTCATTGACTTAGGCTTGACGTTCACCAATTCGGCAATCATCAAAACTGCGCCAACGTAACCAATTTGCCAGTTCGGGAGTGTGGACTCAAAGCCTGTAAACACAAACGAACCTTGCTCATGGATGTACAGAGACATGTAGTTAGTGTTCAGGAAGTACACAGTACCTTCAGGGCAGTACGGGTCTGGATAGATAGGAACGCCAGCAACCATCAAAGCACGGAACGCTGCTTGAGGGCCATTTGCGTCACCGTCAAAACCGCCACCTGGGGTGATGACATATTGCTCTTGACCTACGAAGTCTTGAGCCAACAGTGTCCAAGTACCAAAGCCGCAAACACCAAACGAAGGCATTTCAGCACCGTTTTTCACAGTACCAGAAATGTATTGCAGGATGTTTTGACGAGTTGGGTTCACAGAGCCAGCGGCATACTGTGTGGACTTCCACCAAGTATAGGTAGAGCGGTCAATGTTGCCGTATGTGCCTGAGTTGGCAACAGCGGCAGGAAGACCGATAAACTGCTGTGTGTTGGTAGTGTTGGTGTACAAAGCGGTAGCCATTGCATCCATCATGACGTTAGTCGCATCGTTCATGCGAGCTTCAATCAAAGGGATGATGGCAGCGTCTTGCTGAACTGCGCCTTCCATACCAAGGAACGGCACGGGAGAAATCATCAGTTTCAGGTCAAACTCAGCGTTGTAAGCACCTTGCTGGACTGACGGTTGAGCGAACGAGCCGCTGTAGTCAGACCATTGAGCGTTCACAAACTGTGCGCCTTGGACAGGAACGGTTACGGAAGACACACCGCCAGAGGCTTGCTGACTGTTGGCAATCAGAGCCGCCATGAGGGGTGTCGAGTTATAAAGCTGGACAACCAGCTTGGGGATGAAGGCTCTACGAGTAACGTAGGTCAGTTCGTTAAACTGTGCTGACCCTGTTGCTGGTAGGATGCCGCCGCCAATAGCCATAAGGCCTCCTTGAAAAAAACAATACCCTCTTACAACCCAATAGGACGCTGCGGTTTCCGCAGGTCATTGAGCGCATTCATTGCCTCGTTACGAGCAGCGGCTGCTGGATTCTTCCAATACTTGTTCAAGTCAAATTGCTTGACAGCACTTGGGTTGTATCCAGTTGAAGTAGGCACTGCTGCTTGCTTCATCCACTGATGGTACTCAGCGGCTGTCTCATGGTTTGTGATACCACGTTCCAGCATAATTTTTTCTACGTCATTAACTTCTGACTCGTTGGCAATCAAACCTTTACGCATCAAAGACTGACGGCGTTTCTGCAATTCTTCAACTGCATCACGCTCACGCAATTTGGCTTCCAAGGCTTGCACACGGTCTTCAGAACGGGTAACCGCCCGATTGGTGTAGTCCTCAATATCCAACTCAGGGATTGGCAAGTCAGGTTTAACCCGCTTGGTCATCCGCAAGAAGTCTTTGCGAGTATCAGGATTTTCCGCAAGAGTTTGAGCAAGCTGCGCCAACTCATCACGGGCTTCTAAGGACAGATTTTCTAATGACATACTTTTACCCTCTTTATACGATTAGATTACTTTTTTGCCATCACCAGGCTTGTGAACAGCCATTCCCATTTTGCCAATCTTGCCAGGGGCACTGAGGCCACCCAGTTGAGAAAAGCGGGGAGTGTTGGTGATAACGCCGTTTTGCTGATTGTTGTCAGTAGGGCGGCGGGGTGCGGCTGCGCCACGGGGCTTGAATAATTCCATGATGTTTCCTTACATTGGGGGAGGAGGAGGCATACCGCCAGGTGGGGGAGGCATACCTCCACCAGCGGGAGGCATACCAGGGATAGGTGCTTGAGCCATTGCTTTACCTTCAGGGGTAGCACCACCCGCCTGTGGCAAGGTTTGGAGCATCTGAAGAATTTCAGACTGCTGGAGTTCGTTGGTCTTGCCTTTACGTGGGCCAATCAAACCAGACAGTTGGCGAATGGCGTTCAAGGCTTTTTGTCCTTCGGCTGATTCTGAGCCAAGGGCGGGAAGAGATTGCTCCAGCAAGTCCATTGCCATACTGATGTTGATGAGAGCGGCTTCTTTGCTTCCCATCTTTGGCTCAGGCGTAGACATGGGGGATGCCATTGGAGGCGTTTCCGCATCAGACATTGCACCAGTTGGCAATTCTTCTGGCATAGGAGCAGCAGCACCCGCTGAACGGTTGCCCTTCATTAACTCCATCAACTTATCTGTTGGAACACTCATAATCACTCCTTGCCGTGTTTGTAACCACTTACTTACACTTTGTCAATAGGTGGGGGGCTTTTATGTCTGCCCCCCAAGACAAATCCCTAAGGATTACTTGCGGCTTTTACGGCCTTTGCGAGCTTTGCGTGCCATGGTGTTTCTCCTTTAGCAGCGGTCACCTACTTCACAGGGGAGGCAGCCACACCCTTTTTTCCTTTTCAGGAAACCGAATTAACGGCGGTGTTTACGACCACGTTTTGCCATTTTGTACATGTTCAACTCCTGGTTGGTGAGCGGTTGGAATCCCTTTGACTCCTCCCATACGATGTTTTATACCCAGTTTGACGCATTGTCAAGTTAGGACTCGCTTCGCTTCTTTTCAGCGAATCTGTTGACGCTCTGGGTTGGTCAGCTTTTGGGGCTGTCATTGCTTGTGTTGCCATCATCCCACCTTTTTCAAATCAGGTTTACCCTCTGATTTAGGAGGCTGCTGTTGCTTTTGGGCTTGCTGTTGCTCTTGAGCTTTGGCTTGTTTTTCTTCCATCTTCTTCAGCCGTTCCTTGAGCAATTGTTTCATTGGGGGCTCAATCAAGTCAAGCAAGGATTCTTTGTCAATGACACCCGCTTGGAAAAGCTCAAATGCTAGCTTTCGGCTGTCTTCCATGAAAATCGGGCTGTTGGAGTGGGCATCCACCTTGACTACATAGTCTTTGGTGAACTGTTCAGGGATAAATTTTCTGCCTTCGGTGTCTGTCAGGTGTGTCTTGTCGTAGGCTTGCATACACTTGAGGTACAGGGTAGCCAGCTTCTCTAGACTGTCCTCAATGACAAGGGCACGTTTCTTTGCACGGCTTGAGCCTAGACGGGCAAGCTGTGAGGCGTGACCTGACGAGCGTACACCTGCTTCGCCACGGCCTTGCAAGACGCTGACAATGCCAGATGCTTCTTCAAACATCAGGTCAATCTCGCCAATCTCTTTGAACAAATCTGGCGGCATAGTGGGTGCTAACTTCTCTACCTTGGCATTGGGCATATCAGTTGCCAGCAAGCCACCTGCACGGTTGAGAGCAAAGTTCTTCTCGTCCAGAATGCCAGTAAAGCCAATCAGGGCGGTAGGTGGGCTGACTTGTTTGGCGAGCATGTCCAAAATCTCAGACATCCGCTTGTTGCGGAGTTGCTGAAGGTAGACCAGACGCTGAACTTCAGATGAACCCCAGTAGTAGTCATACAAAGGGTTAGGACAGATTTGGACAAAAGGCAATTCGCCTTTCAAGAACATGGACTCGCCTGAGCGGTCATAGATGATGACATCAGGGTCAGCCTTGGTGACAACCTGGTAATCCTTGGTTTCATCATTCCACACCCAGAGTTCAATCATCTCTATGGTGTCTTCGGAAACGGTGGCCTTGTACTTGGGGTTACCGTTCAGGTCAAGGTTGACGTTGCCGTACATGGTAGGGTTGGACTGCGACATGATGATGCGCTGAACCCCGTTGGCAACTTCTGTTCTTTCGTGCTGAGTAGAAGTGACACGCTTGACAATTTGCTCACGCTGCGGGTGGCTGTACAGGCGGTCAAAGAGTTCAGACTTGGTGATGTAGTAAGTCTGGACGATGGCCTCTTGTCTGTCAGAGTACGGGATGTCTTCACGCAACACGCCCATGCTTGCTGGCTCAACCATGTACGGGTGGATACCGTTGTTGATAACCAGTTTGACAAAGGTGGTGTTGTAGTCCAGTGCCCACGTGACAGCGGTGGAGAACACCTGGTCAGCATTGGAGTTGAGCCACTCGTCATGCAGGGCTTTTGTGAGGGCTGGAATCTTGATGTGTTCTTGGTCAGGGACGGCAGCACCAGTGTTGATGCTGAATCGTGTGGTTTCCGCTGAGTAGAGGAACGAGGTCAGTTGGTCAATGTGCGGATAGATTTTGTTGTACAGAGCGGGAACGTCATCAGGGCCATTGCCGAACAGATAAAAAGAACGCAGGGATGCGTAATCTACTTTTCTTTCCTCACGACTGACCAGACATTTCTGAATCAGGTCAAGGTAAAAAAGTTCACGGTCAACTGGGTTCTTGGGGATTCTCATCGTTTCACCTGTAAATTATCTGGGTCTGCCATGTAGCTGGCGGCTCTCGGCCCTTGCAGGTCACCCGCTGCCTTGGGGTTGATTCCCACGGATTCTCCATTAACAGACTTGAATTGTCCACCCATCACGGATTTCATGCTGATGTTGCCCCCGCCGCCCCAGATAACGGAACTGCCAGGGCGGGTTTGTGGCGCATTATTTTGGTTTTGGGCTTGCATAGCGTCTGTAGCTTCTGCAAATTGCTTGTCAGTGAGCTTGTTCTTGCGCTTCATGTAGCCAGATTGGTGTTCACCCTCTTTGGTGGACTTGATGTCCGTCATATCGTAGTCAATAGCCAGTTGCTTTAAGTTTTTGTCGGTTGAAGAGGTCTTTGCTGACCTTGTACCTACTGGTTTGAGGTGTACAACGGATAACTCCCCTTTGCAGTTCTTCATAGGGCATGTCGGCTCCCATGCTTCAAAGATTCCGTGGTTTGTGCAGTAATAGTCTCTCAGTATTCCCATTTTTACCCCCTTAGTGCTTCGTCAAGTGAAATTTCGCTGTAATCGTGCCTGTTTACCATCCCAACCTTAACTTTTATGCCTTTTGAGGTTACTTGTAGCCCCATTTTGGGCATAAACACGGGCTGAGATTCTTTTCTGTAGTCCACATAGCGGGTGTTGTCACGGCGTTTCATGACCTTTACGTTACCTGCTTTCCACTGTTGATAGGCTTTACTGACCCTACGCTGGACGTTTTCGGTCAGTGGTTCACGGTTGTAGATGAATACATCATGGAAATGCCCATGACTTATGCCAGCAAGTTCGGCAAAAAGGGCAATAGAGATGCCTCTTTCCTTGTCAGCGTAGAACCGCTGCATGTGTTTTGTCAGTTCACGCTTGGATAACGGTGTCATATTGGTACTCCACGGTGTAACCTATGCTCTGCAACCACAACATAAACCCTACTTCCCCGTGTGATTTTTTGGGGTCAACGGGTACAACGATGTGGTTAGTGCTTACTAACTTCCTTGATTGGGCGTGATGACCAAGCAACCCGCCAAAGTTAAAGCCCTCTTCGTGAAAGCCATGCCCTACATACTCAATGCTGAAGTTTTTAGCAATGTCATCAGGACAGTACTTATAACCAAAAGATTGAAGAGTTGGTTTCAATATAGCTGAAAGTTGGGCATCTTCATTCCAGCCGTGTATCTCATTGCTGTTCAGGTGCACGATGCCATGTTTGTTACAGGCTTCAAGGAATCTTTTGCTTCTTAAAGAGAAACCGCCGTTCTGGACAACTTTCACTGGTTCTTTTGCCTGTGTCCAAGCAAACTGTAGGTACAGGTTGCCTTCCCCAAACGCACAGTGAGATGGTGCACCTATGTAATCGTAGTCATAGTATTCAGGCTTGAAGTTCTCTCCGTTCAACACCCACCCATCATCTTGGACAACAAGGCAGTAGTCTGTCTCTATAAAGGCGTACAGGCAGTGCATCATGAACAGGGAATACCCTAAGTAGTCTATAGGGTTGCACCGCTTCCAGACTACATTGCTTGGCAGGTTGGGTGGCTCTTCTATAGAGATAAGTAAGCCCTTACTACCAGGCAACTCCTTCATGCTCTTGACGATGGAGGGTATGGCAGATGCGCCGTTGTTGTGTCCGTAGACAGAAACAATAGTGAGTTGATTATGAACCATACATGCCAATCCTTTTCAAATAATCAGAAACATTTCTACCGACAGCAATCTGTTCAGGGGTGTAGGACTCTTGAGAGGCACTGACGGCACGGGTAATCTTTTGGGCAATGAGGCGAGGCTGAATCTGTTCGGCATAGGCTACGGCAGCCAACGCAGATGCGATGACCCTGTCATCCTTGCCACGACCAGGTGCGCCTATAAAGCCGTTCTCCCGCACGATGCCTTTCATTTCCTCTAAGGTATCCATGCTGAGAATGCCCATCATGCCCCGCTCAAAATAGTCTTTCATATACTGCAACATGCGTTCCTTGCTGTTGCTGGTGGTCAGGTAGCCTATGCTGTTGGAGAGGCCACCAAGGGTGTCATTCCTGCGCCAGATGTAGTTCTGCATACTGCCAAGTACGTCCATCAAGTCCCGCCCTTGTGCGCCGCCCATACTGGTTGCCAAGCGTTTAAGGTTACGCAACTCATTGATGACGGCTTGCCCTGGGCCATTGACTTCCAAGTTCAGGGTTGAGTTCTTGTATGCGCCAGCAAGGTGGGCGATGACCCACGCAAACTGGTAGGTGTTGAGTTCAGAGGTTGCAAACTCTGCTACTTGGTCAAGACCATCCGCATAGCAGCGGAAGACTTGGATACAAAACCTGTCAGCCCAATCACTACTACCGTAGGCAGGGTCAGCACCAATGACGTAGTAGGCAGTGTCTACAGGCTCTTCCCATACCTTAAGAGTACCCAGACGCTCAGTAGAGCGCAACACATCTGTGTCTTGGAAGAGTTGACCAAACGCATACCTGTAGTAATCACAGTCTGTCTTCTTGCTTGTCTTGGCAGCTTCTGTACAGCGGGTGTGTGAGAAGAAAGAAGTGCCTGTCATGACAAAGGCATAGTCTTCAGTGGGTGGAAACTCTTGGTACATCAGGGCATCGTCTTTGATACCCTCGTACATCTTCCACCGCCACCACGCCATCTGACGGGAATTGATTTCAAAGCCGTAGAGCTTCTTAATATCTTTGTGCCATTCTTTCTCTTCACCTGTCAACTTGCCATCCCAGTACACCTTGTAGATGTTGGAGTCGGCAGGGACTTGGTAATACTCGTTACGCCACCAACCGCAGAAGATTGCACGTTGTGTCTTTGCTCGCTTGGCAACCTTGTACATGTCGTGGAACATGTTAAAGCCTTGAGCCGTACTTTCAAACATGTACAGCCTCTCTGCATTCTTTTCAGCAAGAGAAGCTATCAGTGAGGCCAATCCTTCCTCGTTACCCCATGAGGCAGTTTCAGTGCCGTGCAAATAGGTGATGGCCTTACCCTGACCCAGACGAGATTTGTTGCCAGCAATTTGGTAGAACAGACGGCTTCTGTTTTTCAACACCATCTGGTTTCTGTTGTGGGCTACGAGAGGTATCTTATATTCTTTAGGTAGACCCTCAATGTACATGGCAAGCGTTGAGCGAAACATGTCCCGATTCTCTTCTGTATCAGCCACAAGAGTTCCTTGCCAGCCAGGGTGGGTAAACTGCCAATACAAATCAAGAGCAAGGCTAATGGTAGTAATGCCCAACTGACGGCCCTTAAGAATGACAAAGAAGTGAACATCTTCATCCAAACCTTTCTGTATCTCATCCATCACATACGTCTGAGTACCAAGTAGCGTACCCATCTTTTTCAAGCCTTCCTCTTTTGTCTCAATCTTGAGTTCAGAGCAAAACTTATAAAACTTCTTCAGGTCAAAGTTCATTTAATCCCCAAGTAGCTACGGACTTGGTTAAGGACATTCAGTTGTTCAGGGGTATACATCTGTGCGGCATCAGGCCATTGATTAAAGGTGTAGCCACGGAATATCTCTGGTACACCTGTCATGCGACTCCATTCATCATACGGACGCTGCTCACCAAAGTTCTGTTGGTGGTACTGATACCTCTGTTGCATAGTAGCGGGGTCTAAGAGTCCTGAGAACTGTTCGTAGTAGGCTTTGAGCTTGGGGTCAGCCTCCACACCGTAGTGAGACACATAGTCACCAAGGATGTCTTCAGGGGTAACTTGAGGGTTGAAGACTTCAATACCCACCTTACCAGCAGGAATAGAAGCAGGACGTTCTGTTTCTTCTGGGTGATAAAACTCAAGCTGCCTGTCCCCCTCTTGCGGGTTGTAGGCAAATGAAATGTCTTTGCCAGACAGATACGGATATTTCTCTTGAGCCTTTTGAAACATCATCTGGCCCATAACGTCTTTGTCTAAGTCTTCCATTTATAACTCCTCTGTTTTCCAATTGGCAATAGCGTAGCGACAATCCGTCTTTGCACACGCTATAAGTTCCCGAACATGTCTTTCTGAATACCTGCTCTTCCAATCATTCACAAGAGCAATCTTCTCTTCCTTCTTAATGCAAGACGAGGCCTTCCTCATCTCTGCTCGTAAGCGCAAACGGCTCTCCTGTAGCTGCATCCTCAAACCCAACTCTATAGCCATACGCCACCGCCTTCTCCATCTCCACCGCCATCATCAACATCCTGTTCTCTGTTTGACAAAGACGAGTAGCCAGAATGCGACACACATTCCGTAACTCCTCCTCATCTAACCACAACAGTTCAGTCACTTCTAGGCTCTCCATTTATACCCCGCCAGCACACCAACCCAAACCCATATCCATATCCATATCCCTTTTGCCCATTCCCGCTTAACCAATACTCCCCATTCCAGTACATCATTGCTGACAACTCATCTGACCCAACAATGTACAAGCCCTTACGTACAGGTTTGACATCAGGTGGATACCACGGAGTCAGCGGATAACCCAAATATCTAGGCTCACCCCAGATGTTGTGCCTGACATATCCACCAGCAGCCATCACGCTGTCCTCCAAACCCTTACCTGGTCACCATCAGTCTTGGCTGTGAATACCCTAGCCAACCGCTTACCCGCCCTGTAATTGGCATTCAGCACCTTTGCCCTCGCCTCCAGCGGTACACAAAAGCTATCCCCCACATCCATCTCCTCATACGGGTAGGCATACACCACCCTCATCTTGGGTGCAGGTACACCTACTTCAATACCAATCTCAGTAATCATCCTATCTACCCCTCTACAGATAACCACATACTACAGATAAAAAAAGGGTTAGTCAAGAAGTAACCCCTGACTAACCCTGAAGGCAACTGCTAGAGCATTCGGGAACTAACAGTAACTGCACTCTACCAGAAAACACTAAATTTTTTATGGGGGGCGAGAAGTGGGGTGCACACCTTTTCAGATATACAAACCCAACGCTGAGGCCGAAGGCTAGCGGTAAGGCTGGGAGAATGCAACCTAACCCATAACCCCTTACCAGTAGCAGTAGGGCGGGGGAAGCAGGTAGCAGGTAGCAGGTAGGGGGAATGTTATTACATACAAGCACGGAATGAGTAAACCCCCATTTGTCCCCTATTATTGACCAGGCTAAGGGATAGATAACCTATTAGATAAACACAATATAGTTTATATAGTCTACTACATATACTAACCCTAGGCTATACACCCGTGGCATAGAATAAAGTAGTAAGGGAAAGTACCTATGAAATAACTGTCAACGGGCTATTGACAATACTCGTTATAGTCTTATAATTAACTCACTCACTAAACAGGTGAGCAATCAAACAGGGGTTAGTAACTATGATTCAAGTAACTGCAATATATGATGGTAGCGAAATAGGGTTTGGTGAGGGTGACAGCGTAGATTATGCTATCGAGGAATGCATAGACAGCATAGACTCTATGTACATAGAGAATGCACTGAATGACATTGTGCTGTCTTTTAACGGGAAATCTGGTTATCCGAATAAATTAATGCTAGGTGCTGTTTACTATAAGGCTAGACAATACTTTTAAGATAGCAGCGAATAGCCTTACGGGGCTATTCAGTGCTATTTTGCACGTAAACAGGGGTTAGTAACCATGAAAACAATTCTATACGGTAACGTCATTCTATCTATGGGTTTAATGCTGCTAGGCTTATGGTCTTTCGGACATCGAGAGATAACAGAGATTCAGTTTATGCTGGTAACTCTGTTTAGTGTGTTTACAGGTGTAGTTAGCCTGTGCGAAGCAGAGAGCTTAGGGGAATAACATGCGAGTTATACCTATACATCCTATGAATAAGACACAGGCTAGCGTTATAGCTGGCAGTGTGACTACTACGTCAAAAATGCCATGTAAGAGCTACAGTTTGCCTACAGTGGCATGTATCACAGGCTATAAGATGTCAAAAATAGCAGGTAGCATATGCGCTAGCTGTTATGCTAATGCTGGTAATTATGTTAAATATGCTAATAATATCGAACCAGCACAGCATGTTAGGTTAGATTCTCTGAATGATGACCTGTGGATATCTGCTATGGTAGCTCATATCGCTAATGATGACTATTTTCGCTGGCATGATGCAGGTGATTTACAAGGTTTATGGCATTTAGAGAAAATAGCACAGGTAGCTATTGAGACACCTAACTGCATGCACTGGCTGCCTACACGTGAATACTCTATTGTGAAGCAGTACATAGCTAAACATGGCCAGCTACCAGCTAACCTTATTGTGCGACTCTCTGCTATGTACGTAGATAAACAGGTAACGATACCTGCTAGCCTACAAGGCCAGGCTAACGTGACAGTCTCTAACGTGCATACAGTGACACCGATAGGCCATGAATGTAATTCACCTAAACAGGGGAATAAATGCCTAGATTGTCGTGAATGCTGGTCAACTAAACCAGTGAGCTATAAGATTCATTAACCAGGGGATATCATGAAAACAATTGACAAAGTATTAATTCGGGTTACTTTAAATTCAGGTAATCAGGCTATTTATGATGTGCTGCCACAGCATGTACCCAGGGAAAATATTCCACAGTCTAAAGAATGGCCTGTTATGTATGGGACACAGGTAGCGCATGAATCACAGGGATTATGGTTTTACCCTGGTGGCTGGGAGGAAATAACAGATAAAAAGCTATGCCATGCATTTTCTAACATGTAATTGATAGCTCATAGGCTAGCGTGTTGGCCTATGGGATATCTGTTTCAGGTATCAATCCATTAACTTAACTCAGTGAGTAAATCATGCAAAAAACAATGCAAGCAAAATACCCTGGCATATGTGCGCTAACAGGTGCACCGATAAGGCCAGGGGATGAAATAGTTTATGACACAGTCGCTAAACGTGCATTCTTTAGCGAACCAGGGGATTGTCAGGTAGACACCGATTACCTGGCTAGCCGTACCCGTACCCCTAAAAAGTACATTTCAGACGTTTATAACATCGGTGGTAAAGAATATTATCGAAATAAGCAGGGATTGTGTTTAGATGCCCCATGCTGTGGCTGCTGTACGTTTTAAGGATATAGCCCCATGACTACATTAAAAGCCCTAGAAACTAGCCTGTATTGGCAACAGGTGGTATATCGTGACAGTAAAGACCCTGCCCAGCGTGAACGGGTGAAAGCCCGTATTGCCAAGCTTGAAGCAGAAATAGCTAACCACCCCGATAACCTGGAGAAAGCCCCATGATAGTAATCGACACCCCCATGACCACCAACAAGCTGACAGCCCCGACACCTGGCCCGTGGCACACACAGGGCCGTTACATTGTCCCTGCGGATGATGGCCCGTCTATAGGGTCTGCTGTGGCCCTTAAAGCCCCTAGCCTTAAGAAACAACCCGACTATGATGCCCAGGCTATGGTTAATGCCCGATTGATGGCTGCCGCCCCCGAGTTATTGGCTGCACTGAATGAGTTGGTAGCAGAAGCAGACAGCCCCCAAGGATGGGATGGTCACCCCCACCCCCACACTTACGGGTTTCAAATGGCCCGAGATATTCTTAGCAAGCTGAAGATTTAACCTTAGAGAATGCCCATGATTAAATTCAAACCCGAATACCTTAACGACACGCCCCGCAAGTACCCCCGTACCCTAGCGGAAGCATTCCCCGCTGCCCCCGCATGGCAGGATGAAGCCCCATTACATGACAAAGTACTGTATGCAGTAGGGTTATTCACATTAGGGTTCTTGACAGCCCTTTTGGTTTCCAGTTAATATCAGCCCCGTTGTAGTCGCACACAACCAAATGAAGCCGCTTACACATGCGTTCAGGCCTCTGGGGATTCCTAGAGGGTGCGACCCGAATGCAGTTGTAAGTGGCTTTTTTATTGCCCCTGTGACTACATCCGTACCCCATACGTTAATAAGTGCCCCTGACTGTGGCAGCGTGGGAGAAAAGCGGTTCACCTTGACCCAAGGGGGACGGGTGCACGAGGGTTCTGCCCCAAGTGATAAACGACCATGTAGGCTGATAGTCAACCGTGGCAACTACGGAATAGTTGGGTCGATAAATAAAGCAGCAGAACTGTATACGGGTGTTAGCCCCATACAGGACAACCCCACAAGGTTGAAGGTAGGGACACCGACTAATCATCATCCCTACCGTAGCCCTTGTATTGTCTAAAGGAAACACACA